TTGGCAAAATATAAATTTTTCTTAGTTACTGGACAAAATTTATATTTTCTAATTCTTGTTTTGTCATTCGCTAATTCTCTATATCTTTCTACCGTTATTTGAGTATAACCGGCATCCGTGAATGATTTAATTATACTTGGACATCCTTTTTTACTTGGTGTTGGTGTTGGTGGAGTTTCTTGTACTTTACCCTCAGTACCCATCACTTTATTAACCGCGGCACTTAGAATTGAGAAACTAACATCCCCATCAAAAGCATTATCATAATCTTCAAAAAAGTTATCATCAGCATAGTTTTTGTTATACAAATCTATTAATTTACAAAAATTACCTTTAGACTTTGATTTATATATTTGTTGTGCAACCCAGTTTGCAGCTTTTTTGGATCTACCTAATATTGAAGATCTATCTGCGAAATCCATTGACCACTGTACATCACTAGGCCAATTTTTAATGTTATAGGCTAATTTATTTAATGAGTTAGTACTCATTGTTGCTTTTTCCTTATTATACCTACATTCTAAAATTTTATTTCTAACTCTATCCCAAATTGCTTCTGTTAATATTTTCTTACTATCAACATTCTCAATTAAATTAGTTCTTTCTTTATCAATTTTTTCTTTATGTAATGAGAGAATTCTTTTTGATTCTTCTTCTGTTAATACAAATTTACTTTTCATACTATATTTTCTTAATAAATATAAGGAAAATAAAAAAAGGTGAGATTTCTCTCACCTTAATTTTAGGTCCGACATCGAATGTCGTCTACTCCACCACTTTGTTTTGATAGAACAAAGAAACTATAATCTTACCATCCAAAGTTTAACTTTACGACTTGAGTTAAATATATCAAAAAAATCCAACCCGTCAACCTTTCCTGAAACAATATTATAATTAAATAAACTTCCACCAATATTACCCCAAGCCGTATCATACAGACTTAATTTATACGTAGTTGGAGTTACACCTAAATTATACTTACTCGGGTACCCGTTGAATGTGTAGTCACTCGTGTTAATGAATACCAAAGTGTCTGATCGGTCTTCATACATCATATCTGTATTAAGAACTTTTGTGATCACCCAAGTCTGTCCTGCTAACGATAGTGTACTATCCACCAACGTAGGATTGGTAATAATTGGTTGTGGTGTAATCGGTTCTTGCGGTACGAGCTCTTGTTTACTACAAGAACTTAAAAAAAGAACACTCGTCAAAATACTTACAAATACTTTCATCATACTAAACTTTCAATTTTGTTTCTAACTTGTTCACTAACACTAATCTCACTGACATTCGTCAAGATTACCGACTCTTTCAATATCTTATGTGGAATGTGTACCAAGAAGGTATTACCGTCAAAGTAAGAAAGGTCCTCACCAACGTTCAAAGCCCCATCTACCATTTTCAAAAAAATCTTGAATTGGATTGGGTCAACGAAAGACTCGGTAAGTAAGTTACCAAATTTCTCATTCATAATTCTAATGGTGTGGTTGAAGGTTGTCTTGATCATCTGTGATTTATTTCTACAAATATAGTAAATCTTTTGAAATCAAAAAACTATTTGAGGATTTTTTTCAAAATATCGTATAATTCTTTTGTGTTCTTTTGTTTCGGTATGTCCTTACTCTCAAAGTATTTGCAAGTGGTGTGTTCCTTACCGTGACTTGCCTTCTCTAACTCTGCTTCTTTTTTATCTTTTGTTTCTTGTAAAAAAACAAACATCATTCCTGTTTTTAACCCATCTTCGTTTTTAGTATCAATCATACCAACTAAATCAAGATCTGTGGTAAGTTCAATATTTGTTTCCTCATGGACTTCTCTGATTGCGGCCTGACCTGGTGATTCACCATTTTCAATACCACCACCCGGTATAGACCAATTGTTTGGTAATGACTCTTCAGGTGATCGTTTACATAATAAAACCTCATCACCATGTTTAATTATTACACCAGCACTCTTTCTAAACTTTCTCATAGATATTTATAAATATGAAAGTAAAAATAAATGATAACTTTTTTAATGTTAAAACTGTTTTAACAACCAAAGACATTCAAAATGGTATGATGGGCAAAAAGTTTGACGGAACTTTTGATGGTATGTTATTTTTAATGAAAAATGAACCACACTCCTTTTGGATGAAAAATTGTGTAGTTCATTTGGATATCGTTTTTATTGATGGTGATCAGATTACAAAAATCCATCACAACTGTAAACCCTGTCACTCAGATAAATGTGAGAATTATGAGGGTAATGGTGATATGATCTTAGAATTACCAGGTGGTGATTGTAGAAAATACAATATTAAAGAGGGTGATGTTATTGATATTGTATCTTAACTTGTTTTTTCTCATCAACAAACGCTTGTACTCTACCTCTTGCAACGTCAGCATAATTTGGTGAAAGTTCTATTCCTAACCAACGTCTGTCTAATATCTCCGCAGCCACCAAACTAGTTCCTGATCCTGCGAATGGATCTAACACTACATCGTTCTTGTAGGACAATATCTTAATCGCCTTTGTTGGGATGTCCATTGAGAAGGTCGCCTTGGTGAGTGATTTAGTATCTGCAAAGTAATTCCACTGACCAAACACAAGTTCCATAAATTCTTTCTTATCATTCTCGTCATAGACCATTTTGTTCCTTTTAGAACCATCTTCATTCTCAATTTCAGTTAATTCGCCAGTCCATTGTGGTTGACCTTTGATTTTTTTGATGTGTTGTTTTTTGTATGCCAATATAACACATTCTTTTGGGTTATAGATATAAGGCGAACTTGGACTCATCCAAGAACCCCAAGCTGTTGTCTTACTTCTATGTGGTGACTGCTCTTCCAAATCCACAATACCAAAGAAACCAAAACCAATTTCTTTCATAATCTGCCACATCTCTGAGACAAAAAAGATACGACCACCTTTTTTCTGTCTATTAATTTCATAGGGAATATTCAATGAGATTCTACCATCATCTTTTAATAATCTATATGCCTCTGATAACCAAGATTTTGCAAACTTAACATATTCATTAAATTCAACATCATCCTCGTGAACATCGTAAGCAATCCCAACACCATATGGAGGTGACGTGACAATTAGATCAACACTACCCTCCGGTAATGTCTTCATTACCTCAATACAATCTCCGTTAATTATTTTTCCTGTTTCTATCATTTTTTAAATTCCTGCTGTTAAATGGTAATAGTATCCTTTACTGGATGTATCGCCAAATGATTTATATATATTGTAATCTTTTTCGTCATATAAGATTCCACTCACAACTTCCACACGACAACCGATGTCATCCACTTTGAATCTTAATTTGTCAATATCAAACTCTTCCTCTAAAGGAATGTCGTAAACGATGTGTTCTCCTTTACAATAATCCTCAATGATAAGGTATGCGACCTCACCACAATATTGTTCTTCGTAATCGGTTATATCGCTATCAAGATCTTCACTCTGATAAACAACATTACCTTCTTCATCTTCAACTCTTACAAAGAATGCATCAGGGTATACACCCATAATTGATTCGTTTGGTGCGTCAAAAAAAGTATCAACACCTAAGATCTCACATATTTGATCGTAATCTAACTCATCTTGCTCAACCCCACCATCTCGCAGAGTTTCGTATTGTTCTGTGTTTAATTGGAAGGGGTAAACCTCAGCACCTTTACCTCCTATTGTAATTTTATAGTATTTCATTTTGATATATAATTTACGATTAAACCTGTTATTAACACTATTATTAATACTGACCCAAACCAAGCAAGTATTTTAAATGACTTATAGTTTCGTTCAATATGTTCTTTTGACCTACCTTGATTTTCATCTAAATCCCATTCTTTTTCCATAATTAAATAAAATTTGAAATTAATTGTGCCAATTTATAACCTGTAAACGCTCCAATTGCGGCGGAACCAGGAAGAACTATAAACTTACCTAACATTGTTTCATATTTCTTCCTATTCACAATATACGAAATTAGAATGTAATAAACAATATAGTTAATCAAAACTAAAAAGTCCAGTTCTTTTGCCGCAAATACAACAATTGAATTTCCAAGAAACCCCCACATAAAGTTAATGAGGGTTTCACGGATTAATTCGTTTGGTGTTGTGATTGCGTCCAATACGCTGATCTCTCTATCAAGACCTGTTTTTTTCTTCAAGTGTTCCGATGTGGTGTTGGAGGTACCAGAGTGCCTTTCTGAGGTCTTCAAGTTCCTTATCTTTTCCTTTTTTTCCTGCACGACTTATATATTTTACTGTATTTCCTAAACTAAATCCTAATTCCCAAGCATCAATTACTTTGATGGCTTCGTAAATGTTATTTTCTCCTCCATAATGGATAGGGTGATTTACTTGTTCTACTTTTGGTGTTGGGCACTGACAAGTTCCCGTTCCACCACATACACATTCTTTATCCATTATTCTTCTCTATATTCTTTTAGTAATTCTTCATTAGATATTGTCCCATATTTCTCACTAAGTCCATCCATATCAACATCTTTATTAATCATAGTTTTTGTATCATAAAGAAGTTGGGCAACATAAAGGGAATTAACAATCTCACGAATAATTTTGTATGGGTCAGCGTTTGATCCAGGTCTACGATCCTCAACATACCCTTTCCATTCTTTTGCAGTGTCCTGAGGAACTCTAATTGATGCTCCGCGATCAGACACACCCCAACTGAATTTATCAATTGATTGTGTTTCATATTCACCAGTCAAACGAAGGTTATTGTTTGACCCATAAGCCTTAATGTGATCTTCGTGTCTTGATTCAAATGCATTAAATAATGACATAAAGTATTCTTCGTTCCCATCAAATCTCATCATATCGGTTGAGAAGTTAGTATGAAGACCCGATCCATTCCATTCTCCGTGTGTAATTGGTTTTGGGTGAAGTTCAATATGGTAACCGTATTTCTCTGCGATCTTGAATAAGAAGTATCTTGTCACCCAAAGATCATCACCACCTTTTAATTTTCCTTGCGAGAATACTTGATATTCCCACTGACCCAACGCAACCTCAGCGTTTGTTCCAGTAATATTAATACCATAATTCAAACACATATTCAAATGTTCTTCCACAAATGGACGACCAATAACATTGTGACCTACACCACAGTAGTATTCACCTTGTCCTTTAAGGATGTTTCTTTTGTGTCCCAAAATGTTTCCATTCACTTCTTCACGAATGAAATATTCTTGTTCAAAACCAAACCAAAGATCTTCAAAACCTTCACCAATACTTGATCTCTTATTTGATTCGTGTGATGTTCCATCTGGATTCAACACCTCACATAAAACATATACGGGATCATTACCTTTCAAAAAATTAGGTGGAGCGTAATGTCTAACAGGTTTTAACAAACGATCAGAGTTTCCTGTCTGTGCCTGATTTGTTGATGACCCATCAAAATTCCACATTGGGAAATTTCCATCAAGGAAAGCATTCTTAACGGATTCATAATCAACAATCTTAACTTTACTTCTTAGGTTGGGTTCAGGTTTGTATCCGTCCAACCAAACATACTCCAATTTAATCTTCATTTCATTTTATTTATTATATTTATTATTTCTTCTTCGGTAAAACCTTCACCATACATCCGATAAACTTTGCGTGAAAAATCGTCGGTGCAGATAACCGCATCGGCGTTTAAATAGGTAAAGAGATTGTTGAGATTACGTAAAATATTTTCTTTCTTAAGTATTCTCTTATTAAAACTCATCTTATTCGGTTTCTTGGTTTTCTGTTTGAATTTTTGTTTGTGAGATAAGTCCGGCAATTCTACGTTTGAATAAGGGTAAAAGGGTTTCGTCTATTGGAAAAATTCCGTTTGATGACATCTGAAACACTGGACCCATTCTCTTGTCCTTACTATCATACGTAGAAAATGTAGTAATTATTTTTGGGATCGTCAACTCACCTAACTCATCAGAATAAATTAAATTTATATTCGTCATACGTTGGGGGTTGGTTTTTGTTTCTTTTTTGATTTGATATTCCCAAACGTGAGTTTTTTTACTTTCCGTTTCGGTATAAAAGAAGTAACCTTTTGGGTGAAGAATGTTCTTCTTATTTCTTTTAAGTTTCATATCCAAAGAATCGAATACAATCGTCCATACTGATTTTGCAACGTTGAAGTATTCCATTATTCTTGGTGCTGAGAATGATAGGATATCTCTGAACTCCATCATTTCTTCTGTTGTCATCTCAGGTAATGGTCTGACCTTAAGGTCTTTAACCATAATTTCATCGTCAATATTGTTTAACTTTTTATCGGTATAAACAATCTTCTTGTCCCTCATAAGAGCTTGG